AAGCCCGAATCATCGGCACCTTTTCAGCTGGGAACGTGCCAGATTTGCCTAGAGGATGCTGCGTTGCGTTTAGATCGATGGCAGTTCCCGATGCGTGATTGCTTAATCTGTCAGTGCTGCCACGTACCATTCGGAACGCATAGCCCCAGTCATCAAGTTGGCCTTCGTCAATTGGCTCAATCAGCTCATGAAATTCTTTGCAGAATCCAGCAATCAATGGTGCAACGGCTTTCGCGCATCGCACCTTGAGCTTTGTTCCCTCGATTGGAACGCTGATGATGTGGATTTCAGCTGCATCTTTCGATGCTTGCCATCCATTGTAACTTTGAATCATTGGCCAAGTAGTAACTTTGCTTCATCGGCTGTAATCCCAAGTCTGACCAGCAATGCAGCTCTTGCGGTTTCACGCGCTTGCAGTACAGCCAGTTTTTGCAATGTTGCTTCGCGAGCATTTTCTGATTCCAATGTCTCGGCAGCTGTAAATGGACGATCAATGATTTCGCCTGTTTCTGATACTTCACGATAAATAAGTGTCATTTTATGCTCCATAAATAAAGACTGTTCCACCGTCAAAGTTTTGACCATTGGAAATAATTGATACTGATGTGATTACTGAAGTGCCTGAATACCAAGCATCTCCCGTTCCCATATATGCGCCGTTGCCTAGAGCATATGATGAAAGACTAATTGGCTTATACCCAGTGGCATTTGCCCCTGAAACCATTACATTTGCAGAAATGGTGTTTGCTTCTGCATTTCCATTGTTACCCACCATGAGCGCAGTATCTGCTGTTGCTACTTCATAACCAACAAAAGTTGTACCGGTATTGTTCTGACCACGTGTCATAATGTAGCCATAATTTGCACCCGTGTCAGAATTAAATCTTATTCTCAAATCACAGGTTCCGCCAACGGCACTAGCGTCAATAACTCGAATAAATAATTGATTCTTATCTGACACATTTATTGTTGTTGTTCCTGAACCTGTTAAAGCTGTGCCACCTGCATTGATGAGTGCAAAATTTTGCACCGGTGATGGCAAAGTTATCCAAGTGAAATCCATGTCCGTTCCAGATGCCTTTGATAAGATTTGACCCGTTGTTCCACTTAATAAATCAGCCATTGACGTGGCGACGGCTTGACCAAAGACCTCAAAGTCCGCGGGCAAATCCGTAACTAGATCAGTGGAAGTCGGCATTTGCCAGCTAAACGGCGTTGTTGGATTGCTCATATTTTCTCCTTATGCGACCTGCGTTGCGTGTTCCCAGTCAAGTATCCCAGAAATTGTATTCCAAGCCTCAGCGACACTTACATCTTGCCACTGCATTGCTTGCAGTGAATAGGCCAACGGCGAGAGATTTAAAGAAAGCCCAATTTGGTTATACCCGGCCTGAAACGTCCAGCCTTCAACAAAACCCAAATAGGTTCCAGCCGACATATTGAGCGGCAAATCGGCAATTGCTACTGGCATTCCCATAAACACGTTAATTAAGGAATCACGATCACTATCGTCAATTTCTGGGTTTGTGAGCTGGTACGTAATTTGATTGAAGTTGTATTCCGGATAAGCCCTCAGTGCCAAGTAGAAATCGGCTTGATCTTGAGCATCGGCTTGATGCTTGACTGTGGTTGTAAATATCTGAGCAAGCTCTCCATATAAGCCGACTGACTCGGTGTTAGTTGCGCTGACTTCCGATGCTGAATTTGTGCCATATTTAAGCGTGATTGTGTTTCGGACATCTCCGGTTCGTTGCTGAATGCTCAGTCCAGAGCCCTCGGCATTATTGGCTGAAAGATGGACATAACCATAAGTTTCCAAATAACTTGTTCGATGTGTGGAATCGGCATAAGAAATTTGCCCTTGTGAATTCTCATAAATATAACCTAAACCGCTGCTTGCAAGAGCTGCAACCAAAGAATAGATATCGGTACGATTTGATGAACGCGCTGCAAGCTCATAACTACCCGGCTGGTCAATTTCTCCAAGTCCAGTATTTTCAGCGTCTTGCCATTGTGTTGTTGGATTATACGTTGCCCATGTTAAAGCTGCCGGCACTGCTTGCCATTGAGCAAAAAGTAATCCTTCAAGTATTGTAAAAATTTGATTGCCATCAAAATCTTGGCTTAGAACACCATTGGTCAAAGCCTTTGGCAGTCGAGCTAATGCTCCCAGCGCAATAATTTTGATTCGTTGGGCATAGGCCACATTGCCCAATTCGGCCACTGAAATTGCAATCTCTACGACTGACCCACCAAAGATTGGAATAAATGTAGCTGTGGAATCTTGCAGCTCGATTGTGATTGAATTGTTAATCCCAATGACCACATTTGATTGATCCAAATTGATAAGTTCAATGTTGGTGTAACCGGCTTGGGCCTGTTCATAGATATTAGTTCGCCCAGATGTAATGGTCAGATTGGCAAGAATCGCACTCTGATATTCAACGCCGCCAATTGTCACTCGCCAGACTGGATTAAAAACGCTCATGGCATCTGCAAATTCGTCGCGCCGCCGGTACCACGATAAAACGAGTCGTTAAAAAGATCGGTTACTGCTCTGGCGGCGGCTTCTGGATCAGCCACTATGGAATTAAAGTATTGATTAACAGTTACCGCAGTTGAAGTTGTTCGTCCAGCCGCAGCAGCTGCTCTGGCTTGACGCAATCTCTCTGTCTCAGCTTGCAAAGCAATGCTGCGTTCCACTGCTGCTTGCATCTGTGGCGATAAGCCACCAATATCTCTTGTGCCGCCAAATTTTGATGTAACAATGTTTGGCTCTCCATCAAAACCAGTCTCTGGTTCTAAAAACCCACCACCGACTTTTAGACCTTTGGATTTATCTGTACTTAAACCAAAGAATCGAGTGACTGGATTATCGGTCATGAGCTTAATAAATGCCTTGACTGCATTGATTACGTTAGTAACAATGGTAAGCATCTTGGCAAAGCCAGAGATAGTGACTGAAATGACTGTGCCTAAGACATTGAATGCGGCTTTGAGTGTGCCGCCAATAATGGGAGCCAATACATCTCTGGCAAATTCTGCAACAAATTTCATAAAATCAAGAAATGGTTTTAATTCTTCTGTGTTGTCTCGGACTGTTTTTTGAACTTTTGCAAATGCGGCCGTCAATCCGTTAATAACTGGTGTGAGAATTGCTGAGAATATCGGAATTAAGAAATCATTGATAAATCCCCAAATGCTTTTGAAAGCTGGCAGCAACACTTCCTGAATATAAGTGCCCAGGAATTTGATTACCGGTTGCAATTTTGGTCCAATTTCTTCTGCAAATTTCTGAATAGCTGGAACTACCTGTGAAATAAAAGTCTCAACCATTGGTGTAATAGCATCAAGGACAAATGATCCGACTGACTCTTTGCCTTCATCAAATGCCACATTGAGACGAGCCATCTTGCCCGCAAATGTGTCTGCTTGTTGGGATGCTTGATTCTTAAATGTCTCGCTTAGTTTGGCTGTAATTTGTTCAAATGACATAGTTTTCAACTCTGCTGCACTGATGCCAACGCCTAATTTACCCAGAGCTGTGTTCTGACCTTCGGCACTTTTTGCCAGCGCATTTGAAACTGCCTCTAAAGATTTGCCTGAACCAGCTGAAATATCCAGTGCAATTGATTGAAGTTCTTGAGCCTTGGTTACATCCTTTGTGCTTCTCAACAACCGATCAAATGATGGCCTCAATTCGTCATCGGTTTTTCCGGTCAATAAAGATGTTTTAAGAATTTGTTTTTCGACAGCTGCAATTTGGTCATCAGTTGCGCCAGTCACGTTCTTGAGAGTTGTGGCCAATTTAGCCTGAGCAGCTTCATCGGCAATGGCTGACTTGACGCCATCAATTAAGAGCTTTCCGGCATAAGCTGCGGCAGCAACGCCAGCAGCCGCAAATGCTAACCCGGCCTTCTTGCCAAAGTCTGAGATTTTTGAGCTTGAGCTTTCGACGTCATTATTGGCTACGTTTAGAGACTTCTTAAGTTGATCTACATCGGCCAGAATTGAAAGCTTGAGTGTTCTACTTTGTCCGGCCATCACCACTCCTTCAAAATCTTAGTGAAAGCATTTTCCCACTGGGCAATGATATTGGGTTGCTCGGCTCGCAGAGTCGGATAAATAAACCAACCTTTAGAACCACGACCTTCACGACCCGACCAGATTGGGAATTGCTTGAATTTGTTTGATCCAAATTCGTAGCCGCCCCAAAGCTGTTGAGTTGTACCACCCCCAGAGAATTTTTGACTCACAAAGCCAAATGACAATTCGCCAATTTTGGAAGATTTGGAAACACGTGAGCCAGATGCAATTCTGTTGGCTGCATTATTAGGCCGACTTGTTGCAGCTTGAACAATCTTGCCTTGAACGTAAGTGGCTAACCCGCTGCTGACGATTTTGGCTTGAGCAACGGCTTCATCATCCATTGCTTTAAATGCGGCAGTAACACGACGTAAATCGGATTTGTCATAAGCAACCTGAAAATCATCTGCCATATTGCCGCTCCAATATCTCAAAGGCCGTAAGAATCTGCTCCGCCGTCGTCCATTCGCTCATTGGAATCTTTGTGGCTATTGCAAGCTCTACAACTATTCGGCTGAGACTTCCGACGGCGTAACTTTTGGGTCGGCATTTCCTGCTCCAATATCTGCCACGCCTTCACACCAAATCTCGTAAGACTTAACCGGCTTGCCGGCAGACTCGCGTTTCATTGCGTTATAGGCTAGAAATAAGAGATCAGAAATGCCAATCTTTTCTTCTGCTTGCTGAATTGTGAATCCATGTTTTTGCTCCCACTTTTGCCATTCCGGTGGAGCCGCCGTATAGGTAGCGACTTCACCAGTTTGGTAAGTGACTTCGATATTTAGTTTCATGCTCCCGGCTCCTTTATTAGCTGATTGTTAAGACTGGTGTAGTGATGCAGGTAAATGCCAAAGATACTGTCTGAGCATCTGGTGCAGTGCCACCGGCTGATGGCAAGATTGGCTGGACATCAAATGCAAATGATGCACCTGTGTCTGCCACTAATACCACTGGAAGTCCTGTGTTTGGTGAGTTTGTTGCAGCTGTCCAGAGTGCTTCGCATAGTGATGAAGCTGCTCCCCAGTCTGCGAGCATTTCGACTGCAAATGTTCCTTGTGTGTCAGTTGTAAAATACGCTTTGCCATCAAGTGTCTGATAAGTGTTAATTGTTGAATCGACTGTTAAAGTCGCTGAAGTTGCTTGAGCATCGAAATCATCGCCGTCAATGGTGAAGGTGATGTCTCTGCCGGTGATGATTGTTGTTGCCATTGTTTTCTCCTTAGTCGGTGTAATACGTTGAGACTTGCAAATCGGCAGTCAAGAATTTACTTGCGCCGACTTCCAAAGGTTGTGGTGAGCTGACATCGCCGACAACATATCCAGTCGGCATGGTTGAAATTATTTGGATCATTAAATCTTCAAGGTTAGTTAAAGCTGCTGCGTTGCTGGAATAACCGACAACGCCAGTAACCAAGAAATTGATTTTGACTTTAGTAGTTGATCCATTGATAAGAGTGCTTTCCAAATATGGTGCATCCGGCACTAAAACTATGCTTGGACTTGTCATTGCCTCTGGAATGCCGTTATAGACATTGGCTGCAATGCTGGAAAGAGTAGTCTGCAATGGTGTGCGGATGTCGGCTTCGATTGTCATAAACACATCGTTTCGACTTCAAGAAATGGGCCTAAAAGACCGATTACCCGATTGCTCAAGCTGCGGCCTAATACGAATGGCGATGGCTGGAATTGGTCGCTCATAATTTGATTGCCCGGAGCTGTAACGCTTTGAAATACTTCAACAGCTACAACAAGGATTGCAGACTTAATGGGAGCAACGCCAGAGTATAAATCGCCGGCGGTTGCCCCATCAATACACGCAAGCCCGCTCGGAATGATTGGGATGGTGTATGTGCTGTCTGCTTGCCCCGTAGCAGATGTAAAGACCATTGGCGCAATGCGATCGTCGGTGACTGTCACTGTTGCGTCATAAATGCCGCATCCGGTAATGACGACATCTTGGCCCGGCACGAAATAATTGACTCGCTGAGTCGTGTAATAAGCAATGGAATCTTCGACATAAATATCTGTAATAGCTGACTGGTATCCAGTAAGCAATGGCAGAATTGTCAGCTCTGCCGATGCAATCATCTGATCCAAATATGCGTCAGAATAGAGAGAGACAGAAACGCCAAGAATGTTGCGCAATTGTGTTGCGGTTACGATTGACATTTCTGTTCCCTTCTACTGCTCGACCACATCCGGGAGCGGCTGTGGCCGATGATTAGTTATTAGGTAAAGTTAAAGAGGTTTCCACCAGCTGAAATCTTTGTGGCGCATGCACCATAAGAGTTCAGTGAGATTTCAACAGTTCCGTCAGATGGCTTATTGACATCAAGACGGAAGTTTCCGCTCTCATACCATGTGAATGAGTCTGGCTCAAGAACGACCATTGAGTCATCGCCTGTTCCAGTAAATTCTCCAGAGTTATCAACAAAGAAGTTCAATCCAAGAACTACTCCGCGCTGTGATTGTCCATTGACAAGACCAGACTGATTTGATGGGAAGTACGCATTGAACAATGGTGTTCCATTGTCGTTGTAACCCATGATGTTTGACCATTGTCCTGGAGATACCAAGATGTTACGCGCAAAGCGTTGAGTTCCTGCATATACAGCTGCATTTGCGCGGCTGACGTATGCAATCAATCCTGCTGCTGTGTTAGCTGTTGGTGTTGCATCTGTTGCTGCATCTGCCTTGATTTGATTTGCAACGTACTTGTTTTGAGAAAATGCCATTGCAGATCCCATAATTCGAACAAGCTCATTAAAGAAATCTGGTGAGCTGCGGTCGATGATTTCTGTTGTCAGAATGTTACGTCCAGCAAAGCGTGTAACTGGCACAGAAATGAAAGCTGACTCAATTCCTGTATTTGTTACTGCGCCGCCTTCTGCAACTGGATCAACCTCTGCGATTTGAGAAATCTTAGGGATTTCAAATTGAAGCCCAGCATCCGGCAATGTTCCGCGTGAAATCGCATCAATTGCACCGCGTGTTCCATTGCTGAGTGCATTGATAACTTCTGTGAGCTGACGTGTTGGGTTAAATGCTGGGTTAGTAGTTCCAAGGTCGTCGTTTGCTGCTGCAACGTAAATTGCAGACTCTGACATTGGGTTCAACTTTGCCTTAATTGAGTGTTCCATCCATGAGCCAAGATTGACAATTGGTGATCGTGGTGAAGTGAAATATGGTGCTGGCTTGTTAGCATGCACGATTTGCGCTGAAGCCTCTACCGATTCAACGGCTGGTGCTTCTGTTTTTTCGGTAGTGGTATCCACTGCGTCTCCTTCGGTTGGTGTTTCTTCTGGTGTTGGTTCCGTTGTTGCTGCGACATGACTGACGCGAGCTTCATCGAATGCTGGGTTGTGTGTTAATGCTACGCCGACTAGAGTCGCTGAATTGACGACCATTGTGCCGTCCTCATTAAATCCATGATCTGCGACATTTGCTTCAACAGAGAATCCATCGCGAAGTCCATCCATCGCTTCTTGGATTGCATCTGAGCCGGCTGTTGTCTTTGAAATTTTAAACGTGGCATTGATTGACTTGCCATCTGGTGAAAGCTCCATTGAAAGTGTTTTGCCAATAGGTCGCTTTGAATCATGTTCCAAATTCAACTTGACTGACGCTGGGATCAATGATCCAGACTTAAACAAGACTTTGCCAGTTGAAGCATTGGCTGGTGTATCGAATTGCACAATTTGGCCGGTGATAGTGCGTTCTTCTGAATCGGCCGCTGTGATTGTGAATGGTGTTAGTACCTTCATCGGATTATGTCCTCTGCTACTCGGATTTCTTCTGCACTCAATGCGCCAACGCGATTGAGGATTTCATAAATTTGCGCACGTTCTAAAGCTGAACCACGCAAATAATCGTCCAACGCATATTCGACGCGCTGCGTTGATGGCGTAAAGTCGGGCATGCTTAATCTTTCGGTCACGCTGTTCATCAACGGAATCAAAGAAAAATCTAGCAGCGTTTGCCGTGTCGTACTGGCGTTGCTGTACGTCATACTTGATCCAGTTTCAGCATCTATAAAATAAGCCGGAATGCCCAAAGCTCTGGCCAATTCTGTGGCAATGTACGAACGGGCAGCTGCAAGCTGTAATTTCTCCGGGTCAAATCCCAAAGTCTCTAGAGAGATGTCTGCGTTTAAGAATGCAGTTGTGCGATTGCGACGACTTGCACCCCAAGACTCCAACAGTTTTGCAATGCGATCTGCTGGCAATGCTGTTCCATTTGATTTTAATACCATTTGTGGAACAGGCTCACGCGCGTAGAGAGCTGCGGCGCGTTCTAACTCTGCACCGGTGCGGATTGTCATTCCGGCACGATTGAGCAAGCCTTCATCATTTCCGTAGAACACGACAAGGCTGCCAATACCTGAAAGCGGAAGTGGTGTGTGTCCATCGATTGAATAGGATTCAATTTCTGTTGAATCTGAATTTGTGTTGATAGTTACACGCTCTGGCGAAATTCTTTGAACACTTCTGACTCGCTGTGTGTCGGCAAACAATTCGGTAATCTGCCAATAGGCATAACCATGAAATAACAAATCTTCAAGCGTCCAGACATAGGTTGCAACGCCGGGAATGCGTGGGTCTGGTGTGCGAATGACACGTGGCGGGTCAATGCTCAGTCCAGTAACACGATCACGCACTTCAAGGCCAATGGATGCAATTGATGAGCAGATGATGTTGCGACCGCGAGCGATGGCCGGCACACTCATTGCTTCTTGTCGTGTAGCTGTGCGATTACCCCTAAAGAATGGCGATAGAGCGTCTAGGGTAGTTACTGGAGCAAGAGATGCAGAGACATCGTATGTCAGCTCTGTGACGGATGATGTTTTGACAAATAAGTCTCTGAATCCCATGCGAGAATTTTCTCAGCCTAAGAGCATTATCCAACGAGTATGTCAATCTCCGTCTCTGGGCGTGTCGCAAAGTGTGAAACGAGAGCTGTGGCAACGCAAGCCGGAATTGCCGATTGGCTGGCACGTCTGCCCAATACCCAACCACCATCGCCGCGACGTAACTGCACAGCTGAAAGCATTTGCGTAGTTAATTCGCTTTGGCCGCGATGTTTGAGCCGGCCAGAGTTAATTGCCCCAAGCATTTCATCACAGCTCTGCGGGTAATCGGAATCCATGTCATAAATTGGGATTCCGGCTGGCTGCATTCTTGCAGCAACCGCCCCAGATGTTCGGCGTGAGTAAAGCAGATGCTCAATGGGATATTCGCGGCAGTATTTGGCTGCATCGTTGGCAATTTCACGATCATCGAGCTGAACAGAGTTTTCCCATGTGTGAAGCAGCTTAACAATGAATTTTTCATCGCCTAATTTCTGAGCAGCCACCAAAGCGGCAAATCTACGATCTGGCGAGCAGTCAATGGCCATCCACGTCAATTTCTCTGGGTCAAGGTCAATCTCCTCATCAAGACAGTCATTCCATTCAGCTGAGCCGACGACGCTGGATATGGTCTGAACCCATCGGCACAACACCTCAGTCATGACGACTTCAATTGGGTCATTGAATACGGCCTTAATGTTATCTGGGTGAATTGTTATTCCAAGTCCGGGATTTGCATAAGCTGCATTTTCAATCGATAAGACTTCTGTGGGAGATGACCACTCAAAATATCCAATGTCATCAACTGCACCGGCCGATGCTGCCATGCCACGCTCTTTGAGCAAATTCAGCACAACTGAATGAGAATCACCAGCATTGCTAAAGCAATTGACCTGTGGATTCTTGGCCGCCATTAAGGTATAGCGTAAAGCTGCAAATGAATCCAAGTCTTTCATTTCACGCAGCTCATCCAGATGCACAACCTCTGGCTTACTCAATCCGCGAGCTGCTGAACCGCCGGCTTTGATAACAAATCTGTTACCAGACAAGGTTTCGATTTCTTCGGCTCCATGTTGCCATCTGATTCGCTTGACTTGCTTTGCCAAATCATCATGAGACTCAATGATGGCCACTAGCGATCTAAACTGCTCTAGCGATGTGACCAATCGGTGAGCTGAGCCGACTTGCAACGATTCATCCCAGTGAAATAAACCCATGGCTATCCGAGCAATCATGTACGTCGATTTTCCATTTTGCCGGGCAACTGTGGCCACTGTGATGGGATGGAAGTACCGGCCATCTGGCTTGAGCTTGAGCGATTGAATTGCCAGCCATTTTTGCCATGGCATGAACCCGCCCTCGATAATCTGGTCAGCAAAGTCAATCAATTCATGGCCCCTAGACGGCAAATCATTGAGCGGCGTGTGGATTCTAGGCGTTGTATGCCCAAAGACCGGAGCTGATTCCGGCTCTAAAACCGATGTGAGCCGATTTGAGACGTCTGCACCTGTATCGTGACCAACTATGGTCAATGATGGCTTAATCATGACTTAATGACACGTTCTTGGGTATATCTTGCCCAT